GCTTCTCCAGAAGCAGTTCAAGCTGACTCCCGAGCAGATTGAGGAGTGCATCAAGGCAGACCCAAGCCCGAACCAGACCGATTACGTGGCATGGCTAGCGAAGCACCTTGCGAAGGGCGCGTTCAAACTGCCGGAAGATGCCGCGAAGCTGACGGAGCAGCTTGGGATATTCCAGAAGCTCAAAAAGTCCCCGGCTTTCACCTTCAGCAAGGACATCCAGCAGTACGACCCGCCGAAGCTGTTTGAGACGCTTGAGCAGGCGACGGTCGCGGGTATGGGCAGCAAGAAGGAAGAGAAGCGCGAGAGGGTGAGGCAGGGCGCGGAGATCGTCGTCAAGCAGGGCGACATCACGATCTACAAGGTTACCGAGCCGAAGGCGGCTATGGAGCTTGGCAGCGGCACCAACTGGTGTACCGCCCCTCCCGGCAACACGATGGCTGCGCACTACCTAGCTGATGGGCCACTCTACATATTCTTCGACGCAGGCTCCGCCGTGGCGCAGCTTCACCCGGAGTCCAACCAGTTTATGAACCGGGCGGACGTGTGCATGCTTGAGTCCGTCACGGGCGAGAACAGCTACAGCAGGAGCGAAAAGTTTCTCGCCGACCCGTCGCTTGCCAAGGCTCTCGGATTGCTTGCCGAGAAGGAACCGAAAGTACGGGAGTGGGTCACTGAGAACGTCTCCGACCCGGATGCTGTCGCGAAGATTCTGGGCGAGGAGTCGCAGAAGGAAGTTGAGCACAACACTCAGTTTGACCAGCAGATTGCCGAGTACAACAAGGAACTCGCCGAGTGGCAGGGAAAGTTTGACCAGTACCAAAAAGACCACGCCGAATGGCAGGACAAGCAAAAGGCGTTTCAGGCTACACCACAATATCAAGAGTGGCAAAAGCAGCATGACGCCTATCAGAAAGAGTACGATGAATGGTGGCGGAACCGCTACGACCCTGTTAGCGGAGAATACAAAACTCGACCAGTGGAACCGCAAGAACCGGAAGGCCCGGAAGAACCGCAGGAACCTAGCAAACCGTGGAATCCTGCCGGAGACAGAGATCGCGGCTACAGCTACCGCACCCGCTATGGTGAACCCCAAGGCAAGAAGTTCACTATGCAGGTGCGCCACGCCCTCGCCACAGGGAAGGCGCTCCCGCCCGAGCTTGAGGCGCAGCTTGTCGCTGCACACGTCAACACGAATCTATTGCTGAAGTACGGGGCGCTGTTTCACCCCGGACAGCCGTGGGAACCGCTGGCTGTGGCTCTTTTTGACAAAGTCAAGGCACGCGGCAGGGTAGACAAAGAAGCGATTGACTACGCATCCAAGTTCATCAAGGGGCCTTGGCCCGAGTTGGAACCTTATCTCCTTGAAAAACTTTTCCTTCAGACGCGCAATATGGAACAGATGCGTATGGCGCTTGATTACGCCGCACGCGGTCGCCGTTCACGTTGGCCCGAATTTGAAGCGAAGCTTTTGAAAGCGAAGCCCGGCTTGGCATCCGGCTACGGCGCGGCGGAGTACGCCATCAGGGTGCTGAAGCAGCCGTGGTCTGCCATCCCCGGACTCAAGCGTAAGAAGAACGGCAGGCTCAACCCGGAGGAGTGTATGATCGTCGGCAACCCCGGCGAGGCGCGTAGGTATTCCGAGGCGTTCTTCCAAGGTAAGAGTTGGGACGACTTCCAGAGGTCTGCCCTTGAAGCCAACAACCTCGCGGCGCTCATCAACTACGCCGCCGACACACTGCACGCTCGTATGCCAGAGCTTGAGGAGAAGATTCTCTCCGGTCAGAAGGACGCGCAGGAAAGCAAGGGTCGCCAGCGCTACCGGCACTACACCGACCTACCGCTTGACTATTCCATAAAGGTCATCAAGGGGCGTTGGCCCGAGTACGAGCAGAAGGTGCTCAGCTACGCCAAGAACACAGAAAACAGCAAAGGATACGGGCACGGGGAATACAAGCCGAGCACCTCACAGCGGTGGGGCGAACGCAGCCGCCTGGACAAGCGCGTCGCCAACTACGTCAAGCAGGTGATCAAGGGGCGCTGGCCCGAGCTTGAGCAGGTTCTCCTCGCGCGGTACCAGGAAGCCCCCGCGCTCTGGGCGCAGAACCAGAACATGCTCGACGGCTACCTCGTGACCATTAACGAGGCTTGCCAGCAGCGCCTCAAGGACAACCGCGAGGTGCCGGAGGAAGAAAAAGAAACGGGCGAAGAAGACGCGCTAGGGCGGGTCAGGCAAACGCCCGACGAGCGCAAGCAAAAACCGTTCACGATTTTCCAGCAGGACCCCCAGTGCTACTGGCCCGAGGGCGAGCAGCGCCTCGTCACGCGGGACCCCGGCTACGAGAAGGTTCTCACGGACACGCTCCGCGAGCGTGCATCCGGCGTGGGCGATGAGGAGAGGGAACAGTGGAAGAAGGAGAATAAGTATGTGTCGCCGGAGGACCTCGTGAAGATGGAGAGGCCAGCCGGTAACGCTGCCATCAGCTATGAGGAGCAGAAGACGAAGCCCGACTACACGATCTGGAACGGACTCTGGATCGGCTGGTACGGCATGGACGAGATCGAGAGGTACACCGATTACATGCTCGCGAACAATGTGACATGGAAGGAAGGCGTGGACATTCTCGAATTCGCGGAAGACCTTGAAGACGTGCGCGGACGCTACAGTTGGAAGACCCGCCCGCAGCGCCGCCAGCAGGAAGCTGCGCCCCCGCCGAGCGGAAACTACGTTCAGGACCCCTCGCAGCCCGGCGTGTACCGCCCGGTGTCGAGCCTACTCCGCAAAAAGGGACTCGTCGAGATGCACGAGACGCCAACGAAGCTACCGCCACGCGACGACATGAAAGAGCACCTCGACCAGCAGGAGCAGGACTTGCTCACAAAGGACACCATGCAGGGCGTGGTGGAATCGTTGAATCCGAAAAAGAAAAAGCATCTCCCGCAGATCGACCCGCGCATCAACCCCGATGGTGTGGTCGCTAGCAAGACCGCCGAGTACACGCAGCAGGATGCGGACGAGGATGAGGAATATTTTCTCGAACAGGTCAGCGAAGCCGAGGATGAGGCGAAGCGCTTTTTCATGCAGGAAGACTACCTCCGACAGGAAGCGCAGGATCGCGGTATTTCGATGGATGCGCTCTGGGACATGGTGGGCGAGGAGTACACCGCCGAGTTCTACGGCTACCCGTACAAACGGGTGCATGACTTCACTGACGAGGAGACTGAGGGGCTTGAGGGCAAGGATGCGTCGAGCGAGGAAATCCCCGAGATTACCGATGTGCTCGACGAGGGCAAAGTATACGTCCAGTTCCTCGGCGATGAGGTCGAATTCGACGACGCCGCAAAAGCGGTGCGCTATGCGGAAAGTATCTCTGCCAAGTACCCCGGAACGGTCGCTCGATTCTGCATCGACGAGGGCGGCGTCGTCACCGAGGACACCTACGTCAACGGACAGCACGTGGGCGAAACGGTAGAAAAGTGGGCTTCCGAGCGGATAGGTAGAGGGTGAGATGTCCTTCAAGAAGGTAGCCAACGCGCCGCTGAACGAGCCGATCCTCAAGCCGGGGGACTGGGAGAGGTGGTATGGCAACCGTGCGTTCCGTGGCTGCGACATCGACGGGGACCACCCGTTCTGCAAGACCGCGAGCGGCTCCGCCGCCGCAGCGCGGCGGAAAATGGCGGCTGATTCTTCGAAGTACCTGTTGTCGCACGTGACGATCATGTCGTCGGTGATGACGGAGGAAGAGCCGTTCGACTACCTGATCAAGCCCGAAACCAGCCACCTCGTCAACAACAACGACGACGCGTGGACCAACGAGGTTTTGAGACTGAGCTACCGCACCTTCGTCGGGGCCTTCAACTTCGTCGAGCATTTCCAGAACAGCAAGTACGCGAAGGGGCACATCCTCGACGCCGTGCTGCGCAAGGTGAACGTCGCGGAGGGCGGCTCGATCTGGGTCTACTACTGCGACATCCTCGTGGCGACCGACGTCACCCACGAGCGCTTGGTCAGCGACATCCGCGAGGGCAGGGTGCGTTACCTGTCCATGGGGTGCGTGACCGACCTTGTCATCTGCTCCTACTGCGGCACCCGCGTGACCGACGCCAACACGTACTGCAACCACCTTTCCTTTCAGAAGGGTACGTTCCTGGCCGACGACGACGGCGTCCCGCGTCGAATAGCCGAGCTTTGCGGGCACAAGACCATGGTCAACGGCGGCGTGAAGTTCGTCGAGGCAAGCTGGGTGGCGACCCCGGCGTTCCCCGGAGCCGCAAAACGGAGCATAGTCGCCGAGGAATGGGTGGGACCCTCGACCCCGTATACTCAGAAACAGTCATCGGCAACCTCGAAATTTGCCATGACAGCATCGAAAAAGACTGAATACGAAGACCTTTCATTGAGTGAGACCTTGCTGGACGCCGATTTCCTGGGGGACCGCAGAAGGTAAAGAATCTATGGCAAACTTGAAGCAATTGCAGGCAGCGCTACTGAAGAAGGAAGCCGATTTGGACGTTATGGATGCTGAGCTTGAAGGCATGCCCGAGATGGCACCGGACGCTCTCGCCGAAGCGCCCGTGTCCCCCGAGTTCGACCTCCTGTCCGAGAAGCGCGAGGAGCTTGAGACCGAGATTCGCGAGATGCGCGAGGGGGTCGAGCTTATCTCCCAGTGGGAGAAGTTCAAGGACGGCCCGTGGTCCGAGCAGATCAAGGGCCTGCTCAGCGAGATCGACATCGAGATCAGCGACATCGCGGGCGGCGAGGTGGCGGCCGAGGACGAGCTTGGCGGCATGGCACCCGACATCGCAGCCCCCATGGGGGCACCCGCCCCGGACATGGCAGCCCCGGCTGCAATCCCCCCCGCCCCAGAGGCAATCCCCGAGCCTGCCCCCGCACCCGAGATTCCCGCAGAACCGATGGCAGAAGCAGCCCCGCTGGAGCCTCCGATGGCTTCGGCAAACGCTGGAAACCCTTTAGTTGGCAAGAAAAACAGCTACGCATCCCCTGTTAAGAAGGGCGTTTCTGCCCGTTCTGACATGAAAAAGGAAGGTTCTAACATGGCAACTCCGACCCCAGCCAAGACTTCAGTTCAGGAGAAGTTGGCAGAAGTTAAGACCAAGCGCGATGCAATCAAGCGCTAGGCACAGCAGCTCGTCGCGGCCGCATGGACTATCGCTAAGACGATGCTTCCAACCGCCCCGGCAGAAGTTCAGAAGAGCGCCGCTTCCAGCTTGCTCCAGAACAGCACGAAAGCCCTGAACGCGATGCTTCGCCAGACGGCAAAGAACGCCTACTACTCCAAGATCGCCGAGACTTTCAAGCAAGTTCACAAGGTCGAGATGAACGACCTCCTCGAAGACCCCTCCATCCTGAGCAAAGAAAAGAAAGCAGTCGAGTCTGAAGTCAAGGGCGACCCCAAGAACGCCGCCGTTGAGAAGAAGGCCGACGACCGCAAGGACGCGGGACCGCAGCTAGCAACATTTGATGATGGTCGCTGCTCCCCGAGCAAGGACACCACTCCCGCCGAGATGCACGCTGATTCGTCGAAGTCCGAGACGCAGGCCGAACACCGCCCGATGGACACCATTAACAAGTCCGAGGGCGACAAGGCCGGCAAGGAAGCCTCCGCGAAGAAGCAGGCGGCGCACGAATGCAAGTGCGAGGGTGAGTGCAAGTGCCCGGACGGATGCAAGTGCGTGAAGGAAGCGTCGGTCGATAAGACCGCACAACCCGGCGTGTTCGGAGGCAAGAAAGCCCCCGCGTTCACAAAAGAAGACGCCAAGAAGAAGGAATCCGCCGAAAAGTGCGCCGACTGCGCGAAGATGGGCGCTGGCAAGATGTGCGCAAAGCACGCCGCTGTGAAGACAGCGCAACCGGAAGACATGCCTCCGATGGACGCACCCGCAGAGGACATGCCGCCGATGGATGCAGAAGCTCCGATGGGTGAGGCCCCGATTGAGGAAGCCCCGATGGACGCGGAAGCCCCGGCAGAGATGCCGATGGACGAGGGCGCGGAAGCCGACACCGCTGGCGAGATTCTTAGCGACGAGAAGAAGATGGTCGTCGAAGAGAAGATCGAAGAGGCGCAGGAAGCCATCAAGGCTCTTGAGCAGGAAATCCTGCAAGAGGGTGAAGAGGAACTTGACCTCGCGCAGGTTTTCAACGAGGAAGATATGGAAGAGAAGGTCTCTGCCCTTGCCAACGAAGGCGACGAGCATGTCGCAGGCAACGGCGAAGAGTTCTTCGCACCTTCCGCAGCCGAGAGCATGGAAGCCAGCCTTGACGACACGCAGATCGCGTCAATGGAAGACTTCTTCAGCTTGCAGGGTTCCGACTCCGATCCGCTCCGCGCACTGATCGCGGGTGAGGTCCGCACGGCAGCCGAGGTCGCCGGGATGGAAGTTGTTCCGTCGTTCACAGGCGAAGCCGCGAAGCACTTCGAGTCCGACTCCGCCACCGGCGAGAACCGCGACAACGAGAACGACCACGAGGGTGATCTATTCGCGGAGGCTATCGAAGACCAGAAGCCCGAGGACGGCGGCTTCAAGCGCGTCAAGCAGGACGAGACCAACGTCATGCAGGCTCCTAAGTCCGCGAAGAAGACAACTGCTCCTGCAAAGGCAGCAGCCCCGGTCATCAAGAAGCTCAAGAACGTCACCGCATCAGAGCGTCCGTCGTTTGACATCGCAGGCGCACTGCTTGGCGACGACGAGTTTTAAGCCCTAGCCGAAAGGCTATATCCGAAAGGCAGGAGTTCACGCTCCTGCCTTTTTGCTTTCATGGATTGCGGTAGTGTAGGCAGTAGCGGCGATGCCCGCCATAGACACCTTTGGTAACCTGTTCAAACTTCACACCGCAGGTCGGGCACTCGTAGTCTTTTAGCTTAGCGTTTTCGACTTTGTTCGTTGCGATGGCAATCTTAGCTTGTTGATCTCGGCGTTCTTTGTCCCAGTGCTTTGCCATCTTTGCACGCTGCGCTGCGGGTTTAGCTTTACCTTTCCACATCTGGCTGGTGACTTCTTTTTGCCGTGCCGATGTGGGGCGGTTCAGAGCCTTGCGTCTCTGCTTCTCGCGGATTTCAGGAGTTCCTGAGACACCGTCACCGCCTGAAGTCAGGTTATAGCCGTTGGGTGCGGTGGTGCTTAGAATAATGATCCATAGCTTTTCAAGCTGGCTAAGTTCCTCCGAGGAGCGTGCTTCAGCTAAACATTGTATTGAGAAGTTTTCGGGGCCGTGTTTGCGGATTGCACGATAGAGATAATAGTTCCATTGAACACCACGATGATAGGCTTTGTACTTGTGATCCCGCCATCTTCGCGCAACGGGCTTCTCCGTTTTACCGACATACATCTTCCCGTCGATCAGATTCGTTACCAAGTAAATGAACATGCCCATAATACCTTCTGTATATGATACCACGTATTACGGACATGTCGATAACTAACGAAATTTTCTTTTTCCTAGCCCCTTAGTGAATGTGCTGAAACCTATAGTCCCACTCGCCCCCAAGGCGACCGGATTGGGTGAGGCAAACTCAAAACATTCGTTTCGTTTTTACAACTGGAGAAACCTCGTATGAGCTTAAAGCTAACATACTACGGTCAGAACGACAGCGTCAACTGCACGCCTGCCGTTTTCCTGACTGGCGATCCGGGCACAGACCAACAGACTCTTACCTCCGCTGGGTACCTCGGCGGCGTCATCGTGGCGATCATCGACTCGTCCGCGACCCTGACCGCCCCCCTCGCTTTCCAGCCCTCGTATGAGCCTGCAATGGGTTCCATCGGCAACATCGTTCCCTGCGACACAAGCGCAGGCACCTACGGTTCCGCCGAGGGGAACATCCCGTTCGCTACCCTGCTCAATGGCCCCGGCGAATTCGCTGGCGCTATCGGGCCTTCCGGCTCCCGCAAGGCACCTGTTGTCCGCGCACTCTGGCAGGGCAACGTTGACTTCCAGGGGTACGACGCCAACGCAACCTTCGCGCTAGGACAGCTTGTCTACTGCGGCGGTTCCACACACACCAACGTCGGAAAGTACACCAGCCTCGCCCTCAAGGGCACTGGGACTATCGCCGTTGGCATCTGCACGCACGTCCCCTCGGCTTCCGAGCCGTGGCTTGGCGTCGCGTCGCTCCTGTAAGGGGGACTTCGACTAAGACAACTTCTTAGGAGAGAAAAATCACATGGCAAATCTATCACGCACTCAGCAACAGACCGCAATGCTTGGGCAACTGCTCAAGACGGCGGGAGGCAGGCAAAAGCTTGCAGCGTCGTTGGGACCTTCCCTTCGCCGTCGTCGCGACTATATGAGCATCGCACGTAAGGCGCTCATGGTCGAGACTCTCCCCGATGGTGCCTTGCCCATTTATGACAAGGAATTCGACACGGCCGCGATGACAGTCGGTTCAACACCCGGCTCGTCATTTGTGGAGGCCTTCGTGGTTGGCGAAGAGGGCGGCGACATCGTCCGCGTCACCAAGCCGAAGCGCGTCACTGTGCCGACTTTCGAAATCGTCTCAAACCCGATGATCCCCATCACCCAGATCAAGGAGCGCCGCTTCGACCTCGTCGCCCGCTCACTGAACTTGGCGAAGGCAGAAGTCGGAGCGCAGGAAGACGCATACGTCTTCTCGCTCTTCGACGCAGTCGCTTCCGCAGCGGCAACGCATGCGGCAAACGACCCGGTGTACAACCCGGACATCGCGATCAACGCACCTATCGACATCAACAGCATGGCTGATGGTTTCGGACAAGTGCAGCGTCACGACCTCTCCGTCGCGTTCGTGTTCTTCAACCCGCGCGACTACACCGACCTGCTCAAGTGGACTCAGCAGAACATCGACCGCGAAACCCAGCGCAAGCTCCTCAAGACTGGCGTCATGGGTTACCTCTGGGGCGCAACACTGCTCCAGTCCCGTAAGGTCGGCTACGGCTCGATCTACATCCTAGCGGACGCAGAGTTCTTGGGCGTCATCCCCGAACGTATTCCGCTGACAGTGATGTCGGCAGACCGTCCGGACCTCCGCCAGATTGGATTCAGCATATTCGAGAATTTGGGATTTTTGGTTTTCAATCCTTCGGGAGTCCAGCGTTTGACCGTGAACGGACGTTTCGTCAGCACGGCGAACACGGGCGAGAACTAAACCTAAGTTTTACAACAACCTACAAAAAGCCCCAAAGCGAACTTGCTTTGGGGCTTTTTTATTTTGAATTTCAAAGATTTGCAGTATTAGACTGCATGGACTTCAAGACACACTTCGGTCAGTTGGGCGCTGACCAAAATTGGACTGGTGCCTATCTGGATTTTGTCGCGTCCGCCAAGTCCCCGGCAGGTCGCAGTCATCGCCACCACATCCTGCCTCGCGCCATGTTCCCAGAATTTGAGTCGTTCAAGAACTATTCGTGGAACCTGAAGCGCCTCACGCCGTCCGACCATTTCGTGGCGCACTATTATCTTTACCGCGCCTTGCCGAAGCATCCAGTCGCTTACTTGTCCTTTCTCAAGATGGCGTCCGTGGAGCGCCTCAACGTTTTGGTACAAAGCAACTACGACGAGGCGTTGGTGCGGGACATGTCGCTCGAATACGAGCGCATCCGCTCTGGCGCTGCGTCAGTCGAGGGCTGGATGCATATCTACAAAGGCAAGCTGCATACTGTGGTGTCCGCCGAAGAACTTGGCGCAAGGCTTGCGGAAGGCTGGACTCAGGTCGCCCCGCCCCGCCAGTGGGTACACAAGGGAGAAGAGTCCTATCGCATTCTGGTCAAAGAGATTCAATTGTACTTAGATCAAGGCTTTTGCTTGGGAAGACCCGCTTGTCATTCAAGCGAATTTAAGACAAAGGTAGGCGAAAGAAGCAAAACGCACCATCGAGTAGAAAAGGGAAAGCCGGATGCTTATTCCTATCTTTCCCGTGGCGACCAGCACCATCGTGCAAGCGGCTGCCCATCAGAAGTAGCCAACAAAATCAGCAAGACCTTGGAAGGTCGCACGCTTTCAGAAGAGCACGCCGCCAAGGTCCGTGTGGCAGCCAAAGGCAAGACGTGGAAATGGTCTGTCGAGGCCCGCAGAAAACGATCTGAATCAATGAAAGGCAAAAAACCAGCCATGTCGTTTACCGGGCATCATTCCGGCGAGACTAGGCAACAGATGTCTGCATCTCACAAGGCTAGAAATGCTAGCAAGATGGGCAATCTCGGTATCTAATTAGAGGGAAAACACACGTGCAACGCAGCTACCTCGTCAAATCCCCGGTTCATTTCGCAGATTTCGGCTTCTTCGTGAAGGTCGGGGACATACTTGTCCACGACACGTCTAACTTCAATCGCCTGACGGTGTACCGGAACGGGGAGGTTGTCAAGGCCGTGAAACAGACGACCTTGGGGCTTGCCGCCATGCAGAAGAACGGGTTCATCGAAGAGGTGACCCAGGCTGCCAAGGCGGCTGCCAAAGCGCCTCCGAAGCCCGTGGAGGCTCCCAAGCCCGCCCCTAAGAGAGAAGAGCCTAAGCCCGCTCTAAAACCAGCCCCGAAGCCCCCCAATAAGGCGTCCGCGAAAGACGAAAACTTGAAGCCGCCCGCCGAGCCTAAGCTGCCGACCAAAAAAGGCTACCCCGCTGCGTCAGCGCCCACCAAGAAGTTCGAGATTGAGGACGAGACTGCCTGAGCATGCCCCGTACGCCGCGCAGGAGCCAGTGGAACAGAGCAACCTCGAAATGCCAAGGGCGGTGCTGGTATTGCGGCGCGAAGCCGGAGCCGGGCGACCTCACTGTTGATCATGCTACGCCCCGGTCGCGGGGCGGCTACAACTGGGACGCCAACCTGCTGCCCGCCTGCGACCGCTGCAACAACCTCAAGGACAACCAGACCGTCTCCGAATTCAGGAAATGGGTCAAGGTGCGCGTCTGCCGCAGGCTGATAGTCCTCGGCTACGGGGCATGCGACCTGAGCCGCTGTGTGCGCGTGGTTTTCTGGGGCGAGGGGAACGACAGTCCTTTTAGCTGGTAAACACGGTCTTTCGAACCTCTAAGTGAGGGGTCAAGTGCGTCCGAATGGCTGAGTTCATCACAATCCCACTTTCCGCTGCCGTGGACGTCGTCGATGGCATCGGCAATCGCGCCGTAAAGACCGCGATCTCCCTGCCCGACCTCGTCCGCCAGACCAACGCCTTCTCGAAAAAGTACAGGGGCGGCTGCCAGCCACGGCTGTTGGACTCGAACCCGAAGGCGTTGTTCCTCCACTACAATGTGAAGTGTAACAAAGAGGATTCGGACCCCGCCGGTCACGACGTGCGTGTGCAGTTCGACGTGACGAAGGTACAGGAAAGCCAGAAGGCGAAAGACCTCGACATCCAAGTGCAATGCTCGTGCCCTGCGTTCCTCTACTGGGGCGCTCAGTGGAACCTGCACCAGCGCGACGGTCTCCTCGGTCCTTCGCGTCCGCTTCTTCAAGCTCCCAAGGAGCGCCTAGACCTCCGGGGAAACTACGTCATCTGCAAGCACATCCACGCGGTGTTCGAGCGCATCCTCCCGAGCGTGCAGCACAATATCGTGAACATCCTCCGCAAGCGAGACATGGAGCGCAGGAAGGACGAGGCGGAGCAGACGCCGGAGCGCCTGCAAAGGATACAGGAACAGGCCGAGAAAAAGAAGCAGCTTAAGAAAATCCGCGAGACCAAGAACGAGGAGATCAAGCAAAAGCTGCTCGATGCGTTGCGGACGGAAGAGGAGGCGAGGATGGAGCACGAAGAGGAACTCGAAGAGCAGGTGCCCGAGGGCGGCGCTATCGAGCGCACCGAACCAGCCACCGAACCGCACGAGGAAGCGCCAGCAGCGCCCGCAGCAGCACCCACACCTGCCCCTGCGCCCGAGGAGCAGGAGATCGCGGACATAACGGAATTGACTGACCAAGAAGAAAAGAAAATCGAGGAGCTTCACGAGGAAGGCAAGCCGCACATCCACAAGAACCTGCCGTACCCGGTGGAGGGGGAAGAGTCCGAGGAATCCGTGACCGACATGCTGAGCAACCTCTGGAGGCGGGTGAAAGACCCCGAGACACGCCGCACCATGTGGGAAAAGGTCAAGAAATTGTTCAAGGGCAAGGCGTCCTCGAAGTACGCCTCCGCCGACGAGCCGGGCCTGCTCTGGCGAGCGCCGGAGGACAATGAAAGCCACGACTATCAGCCTTTGTGGGACTATGAGCCAGTCGAGGGACGCGACTTGGAGCTTGCCAAGCTCGCGGTGCAGGCGGCCAACGGAATCTACAGAAACACTAAGGAGCCATTCGAGCTTTGGGACGTTGATCTTTCCGAACTCGGGGCGGTCGCGACATACATCAATGGCACGTGCGGCTACCCTGTCATCCTCGTTGACCTTGAGGCGCACCGGGGTTACGAAGACCAGATTGGAAAGAGCATCGACCACGAATTGAAGCATGCTATTCAAGAATCCGAGGGGCGCGAATACGACGAGGGGGAGGCGGAGGAAGACTGATGTACGCGCAGACAAACTTGTCTTACCCGAACAGGATTCAGCTTGTGCTAGCGCCGCTCCAGGGCCCGTTTGCGCAGGACGGCCCGCTTGGCGCGTTCGACCCGAGACGCGACCTCCGGGTGTACGTTGATGGGACGCTCCAGACGGTGCAGGGTTTCTCGTTCGACGCGGCGAACAACCGCTATCTGCTATTCACGGCGACCGCTATCAACTTGCAAGGTGTGATCCAGGTCGTCCACCATGTCCCGTCGCCTCCGTTCGTGAGTGGGGTGCTCTCCACCACGACCGTTTTGGTGGCCACCTAAGAAATGGGAAAATGCCTACTCCAACGACCTTAACCGCCACTGTGACAGCCACGGGCACGACCACGCCGGTTGGGTCGGTGCAGTTCTACGACGGGGAGACCCCTATTGGAAGCCCCGTGCCGGTGGTAAACGGGGTCGCTAGCACCCCGATTACCCTCACTACCTCTTGGACCCCGACCAGCATGGTGCTCGACATGGTCACCCAGGTCGGTCTTACCGGCGTCTACCACTACACATCCTACACGGGCATGACGCCCGTCGTCGGGATGTGCTTCGCGTTCGCCGGGTTCCCCACTGGCAGCAACAACCGGAACGGCATCCTGACGGCGTTCGACTCGGTGGCGCAGACGGTCACGATAGCGAACAACGCTGCGAACACCGAGACTCACGCGGGGACGGGCGTCCTCAACCCCGTCCGCCAGGGCAAGATCACCAACGGCGGCGACGTCTTCTCCTCGTCCCCGTGGATCAACATCCTGCCTACTGACACGGTGGCGGGGAACATCCTCCTCGTCTGGTCGGCGACGAAGGCCACGGGCAGCGCGTCCTTCGGGATAAGCGACACGGCGGGGCACACGTGGATTTCGCTGACGACCCTGCTGGGCGGCTTTTTCTCGACGAACGAAGCCGCCTCCGCCGCCCTGTGGTACGCGGTCGCCAAGGGCGGGCCGACGACGATCACCGTCACGGAGCCGGGAAGCACGCACGTGGCAAACTGCGGCTTCGCCAACGCGTCCGAGTGGCAGGGGCCGCTTGTCCTGGATCAGAACGCGTCGTTCTTTATCCCGCCCAACGGCAGCAACCCGCAGACAGGGCCGACAATCGTCACGGCATTCGACGACGAGGCCCTGGCCGTGTTCTACGCCAGCACAACATCTACGACATCGGCCAACCTCGGACTCGTCAGCGCATCGACATTCCCCCCGTCCGGCGAGGAACCCGTTGACGGGGTGACGACGCCCTGCCTGTACCTGAACGAGGCGACGGCGGGGACGTCGGTGACCCCGGCCATCGTCGTCAATTCGAGCGGCACGGGCTGCGCCGCCGTCGCGACAAGCTGGGCGAGGCAGATTCAGATTCCCAGCACGCACTACTACACCGCCCAGTACACACCCTCGGGGAGCGACTTCGCGGGCAGCACGTCCAACATCGTGACAGTGGTGGTGTTCTGATGTCGTTGCCTATAGTGGGCGGGTTTGCGTTGCTGGCGTCGTACAGCACGGAGGGGGACGCCGCGCTGCCGCCGTTCGCCGCCATGACCTCCTCGCCTGCGTCTCCCGTGGCCCCCAACGCCCCGGTCACCCTGGTCTGGAACACGTTCAATGTCGCCAAGGTCCGCATCACGATCATCGGCGGCGGGTCGCCCCCGTTCGACACCGGCATCATAGCCGTCGATCCGGGGGTCAACGGCGGCACTTACGCGTTTCCGGGCGGCTTCCCGTCCACGCAGGTCTTCGCACTGTACACTTACGACCAGGGCGGCAACCCGCTGCCGCTGACGGCGGGCTACGTCCTTGTCGTGACGTAAGAACTTAGGGATCAGGTATCTGCGCGGCATTCGGTAGAAAGACAACTTTTCGCCCCTATATCAGGAGAGTCGCTCTCTCCCGAATACACCTAAACCAAGGTTAGGAGACCGCAAAATGGCAAAGAAAATAGCCAGGATCGACGCCGACAACATGAACTCCCTGTTCGCCTCAGAGATGGAGCGTATGGGCGGTGTCAAGGTTGCCCAGAAGGACGCGAAGGAAAACGAAGCTGGGTTCTCGCACGACGAACAGGCTTTCGCTGACCACAGCGAATATCTGGAAGTCTTGCAATCGGCCTTGAAAGCTGATGCTGGGCAGGACCACGATCCTAATGACAAAATTTTGGATTAGTCCTTTATTCTAAACAATTTAGGACTAAACCATGATCGTCTACCGTGTCACCAATACGATCAACGGCAAGGTCTACATCGGCAAGTGGGAGGGTCCGAATGTTAGTCGCCGGTGGGGTAACCACCTTTCTCGTGCATTTCACGGGAGCAAGACGTACTTTCACAACGCCCTTCGCAAGTACGGTGCAAAGGCTTTCGCCGTCGAAGTCTTGCATCACGCCAAGACTAGGGAAGAGCTTTGCAAAATGGAGACCTTCTTCATCGTTCTGCACCAGTCCCATCTAAAAGAAAACGGGTATAACCTCACCCTTGGCGGCGACGGTTCTTCAGGATTCAAGCACACAGCAGATGCCCGAAAGAAGATGAGCATAGATCGCCAAGGGCGTTTTTGTTCCAGCGAGACACGGGAAAAAATACGTCTTGCTAAGATGGGCGTTAGCCACCCGCATCGTGGCAGCCCGAAAAGCGAGGAAACCCGCCGTAAAATCAGTGTTGCTCGTAAAGGTAAAGTAGTAATTTCAGAAGAACAAAAACAAAAAATCAGCCAGTCTCTTTTGCGGGGCAATTCTTGGACGCCTGAAAGGCGCAAGGCACAAAGTGAACGCATGCGTCAATACCTTGCGCAAAGGTGGGCGTCATGATCAAATTCAGTTCTCTTCGGGTCGGGCAGGTCGTAAAAATCGGTTCTGTTTGCTACCGCGTAGTTTCTAAGCTATCTGATCCTGACAACACCGTCATTAAGGTTGCTGATGCAGCGGGAAATATCCACCTCGCCTTCAACCGCGAATTCGACGCATACATCAACTCGTATATCGAGCGCTACAACCAGCAGCACAAGAGGAATCCCCTCCCGTACCCGGTCGGGCGCGACGGCAAGGCTTTCCGCTGGGCCAACTGGTTCCAGAAAGTAGTCTCCCCCAAGCTCTACGTCGCCGGGCGCGGCGACGCCGAGGACAAGCAGATCATTAAGGACGAACTCATCCATGAGATGTTGTTCACCGTCCTCGGGCACCGCGACATCCTCAGCCAGTTTGTCTCCAAGACAAAAAGCCTCGGTGTTAACAGGCAGAATGCCGCGAAAAAGCTCACCGATTTCCTCATCAGCACCTTCATGTACCGCATCAGCGAAATGCAGAATAAGCTTCAAGAACGGATGCCCGAGGAGGAAGTTTCCATGTGGCAGCCGGGGCACGACCAAGGGCGGCATCTTCAGCATGAGAGTGAAGAGATCAACATCCTAGAAACCGAGGAGCACGGCGTCGGCGAGGAGGAGTTCCAGAGCGTTGAGTCGAAGAGGGACATCGCCAAGTTCCGCGAGGGCTTCAGGAAATGGCTCGCGAAGCCGGGCGTCGCGGGGGAACAGGGCGCGAACAATTTCATCCTGCTGTTCGACATCTTTTGGCGCATCCTTCAGGCGGGCGGCGAGGGCGTCAAGCGCAGTGAGTTTGAGAAGGAATGGATGGAGAAGACCGGACTGAGTTTCGGTTCGTTCAGGGACTACTTCATGCGCCTGCCGGACATGGTCGAACAGTTCATCATGTCACACAGCACAGAGCTTGGCGACAAAAACATCTTCGTTGACCTGATGAACGCGATCCGCGCCGAGCGCACGGAGCGCGAGCGCAAGGAACGCCGCCAAAAGGAACGCGCACGCCCCGCGATGGTGTCGTCGCTGAACACCGCCGCCGTGGAAGAGGACGAGAAGCTCACCTGCCAGAAATGCCGCAGGACCAGCGACGCGTCCGACAGCAACAACCTCCAGTGCCCGCATTGCGGCGGCAACATGACGGAGGCGAAGACCGCGTCTACTGGCTTGGAGTGCTGGTTCTTCGAGTACCAGCCCGGCAAGTGGTACTACCTGCTTGAGAACTGGGACTCGCCGAAGGGCGCATGGGACTGGCGGGAATACGCCGACGCCTACGGCCCGTTCGGTTCCAAGGATGCCGCCATCGAGCACTTGCAGGACAACCACGCCAATCCGGGCGGGTGGGGCGCGTCGGAATACGACCCGAATTTCGCCAAGGACAAGCTGCTCGCCAAGCTGGTTGCCGACGCTCCGAGCCATACCCGCTCGCGTTCCCGCTGGGGATCGTCAAAGATCGCGCAGAAGTTGCTCCGGGGCGACCAGCTTACGCCGGACATGGCCAGGCAGGTCAAGGACGCCTTCATCTACCGCTGGACCTCGGACAACAAACGCCGGGGCGACGTCTACCACTGCGACAAGTGCGACGTGAGGAACAACCCCTACGTCAACACAACCTCGGCGGAGGGCCACCAGCACCCGACGATCCCGCTCAAGACGGACGACGAGTGGCTGAGGGAGCACGCGTTCTACTTCACGAACGCCGGGAAGCTCCTGCCGCGACGCCACGCGGTGCCAGCCTATCTCGCGCCGCAGGAGGAGGAGCCTATCCTTGCGAGCGTGGCTCACAAGTTCGCCATGGAGAAGGCGGCGTACAACCCCGGCAAGGGTGAGTATATCTACCAATCCGACGTATACTGCGAGCCTTGCGGCGTGGCGCTCAAGAGGCGGCTCGACAAGCACGGTTACACGCCCGCGAACCCTAGCGACGAGTCCTCCTGGGACTCCGACAAGTACCCGAAGGGGCCGTACTTCAACCAGGAAGCTGACGGCCCGGAGCACTGCGCCCGATGCGGCGAGTTCCTGGAGAATCCCCTGACCGACGAGGGCTACCGCTACCTCAACCAAATGATCCTTGAGCACGAGGAGGACGGCAAGGGCAGCGACCCCATCATCGAGGAGTGGAAGGCGTTCTATCCCGAGCGCGAGGACGAGAGGTACACACCGGGCGGCGAGGTGAGCGACGCGCTGCACCAGATCGAGCAGGACACCGACAAGGACTTTTTGCGCGGGATGGGAGTGCAGGGAGCTTCCAAAACCAAGAGGTTTCAGACCCACAACCGGGATAAGCGCTGCGATTGCAAGTCCTGCGAGAAGTACCGCGAGGAGCAAGGCTCTAAGAAGGCGATGATTCCGCACGAGTTCAATGACGCGGATGGCCAGGCAATACGCAATGAGACGTGGCCCGACACGGACTACGTCTCGGGAGAAGCAGACACGGCGGAATTCAGGGAGCGCCGCGTAGGCGGTGAAGACGAACCTTCCGTCGCGAGGACGATCCTTGAGCAGCTTGGCGGACGCAAGTTCATCGCCATGACCGGGGCAAAAAACTTTATTGACAACGGGAACGGGCTGTCGTTCAGGCTCCCCGGCTCCGGCGGATTCACCAAAAACGGCATCAACGTGGTGCGCATCGAACTCACGCCGGGCGACACTTACAAAGTAACCTTCTCCCGGCTTCGCGGCGGCAAGGATACCGTGGTCTCCGAGCACGACGACATCTACGTGGACTCGCTCCGTGAGGTCTTTGAGCGCGTGACTGGTCTGGCGACATCGCTGGGCACGATGGACAAGAGCGGGGCTGGCTCCAACAGCGGGAACGACGACGACCGTGGGGCCGGGGACCTGTGGCGCGAGGACTTCTACGAGCACCGCACCGAGGGAATCTCCCCGGATGGTCTCATGAGCGGTATCAAAAAGACCGAGTTGGCTTCCCAGAAATCCGAGGAAATCGCAAACAGACCGCCATTGTCCATAGGTCAGATGGAAGATTCCTTGAATGCGGAGATCGCTAGGGACTTGGAGATTTCCAGGGATACAAGCGCCACCCCGGAGGAGCGCCGGATAGCTTTGCAGCGGGCCGCTGAGAACAAAGCAAGGTTGGTGGAACTCGTCCCGCCCAGGATACGGAAAACCACGCCGCTCGGGGACAGCAGCAGGTTCAAGCGGGGCGCGGACGAGCAGTGGAAGTGCATGGACTGCCAGCACGAGGGTCCGCTAGACCCGAAGGGCGGCGGCTGCGAGGTCTGCGGCTCCCAGGCTGTCCATACTGTCCCAGTTGTAGGGAAGCCCGTCACCACGCCGATGCGCGAGACATCGCCGATAGAGACGCAGAAGCGCATGGTTCCCCGCCGCTCGCGACCGCTTCCGCTCAGCGCCGGAAAGACTGCTGAGTACACGCAAGAGGACTGGGAGCGCGACGAGGCGGAGCAGCTTTGGCTTGACCGCGTGGAAGAAGCCAAGGAGTTTGAGGGCGAGGAAAAGACGGCGCAGGGCAGCGGCAACACGACGGTCACGATGCAGGAGCAGAACGTCACCGACCCGATGGTGCCCGGCAAGTCCCAGCCCATGGCGGTCCCCGACGCCATCGACCAAGGCGCTGGCCCGCACAGCCCGAACGCCCCGGCGACCGCGCCGCGCACACCCGCCATCCAGCCGCGCATCGTCAACGTCCCTCCCGGCACCGAGAGCGAAGCCGAGATGAAGACCGGCGCAAGGTACCTTGAGGAGCCTAACCCGGAGGAAGAAACCGGGCTGGAATGCCCGCGCTGCCACGGCTCCAACATCGACATCGACGCGACCGAGGGCGGCTACTCAATCTACTGCGAGGACTGCGAGCAGGTCACGCACATAGGCAACCTTGCACCCGCTAGCGGCATCGGCCAGCACGCGGTCGAGCCGGAAATAGAGTTCGAGGAGCCGCCCGAGGAGCCTCCGTTCGACGCCCATGTGGGCGTTTATCGCGGCCCGCACGACCCTGCGATCCCGTTCAGCGACAACGCGCCCGCCCCGGCTGGCGAGCTTAGCCCCGACACCCTCCCGCATATGAGCGAGGAGGAGAAGGAGCACTGGCTCGAAAAGCACGGTTGGATGAGGGAGAACGAGCACCACGGCGCGACTTGGTGGATGGACAGGCAGATGTGGTACAAGAAAGACCACGAGGAGTCCATCCCGTACCAGAGCACGGACGACGCTATCGAGAAAGAGCTTGACCTGGCAGAACGCGCCGCCGAGCGCGGCGTCCAGGCGGCAGCGGCGGCTCCCGCCCCCGTCCACCCGAACGTGCAGCAGAACATGAATCTCGTTCGCCCGCAAGAACAGGCTCCGGGACCAGGCGGAACTACCGTGGCGATCACGCCGGGCATGGAACCCGAGGAGGAACCGGGCCTGAAGAGGCACACCATCGAGCCGGAGCTTCCAAACGCGAAGTACCACATGATGAGCGCCCTCGTTGCGGCGGAGGAGCAGCGCATCACCAAGAAGGCGTTCGGCGGTCTGTCACCGCCGTGCGGGGAGTGCGGCGAGATCAAGCCGGACGTGATGTGGCACGAGTTCCCGGAATTCGGGGACGTCAACGACCCGGCGCACCAGCTTGAGGGCTACTATTGCGAGGACTGCGCCCTCGGGATCGCGCAGGACATTTAACAACTTTGCAGTCTATTTAAGAGGGGTTCGAAAATGGCAAATCGTGCGGAATTACTGAAAAAAATCCAAGCCCGCAAGGCTGAAAAGCAGGCGGCGCAGAAGACCAAGTGGGCGAAGATGCGCCACGCAGCGGAGGAAGGCGCGGCTGGCATTGAGAAGAAGCTTGCCAAGCTGGCTTACCTTTGCTCAGCGGCGGCCGAGGGGTTCGAGAACCTCAGGGACAACCTCGACCTCATCCAAGCCCCCAAGGAATCGTCTCTCAAGGTCCGGGTCGCCGCAGCGCGGAACTACGCCAAGTCGTTCAAGCGCATCGCTGAGGAAGCCCCAGAACAGCTTGCTGAAGCTGTCCAAGAAGCGTACAAGAGCCTTGACGAGATCGCCGGGACTCTGGAAATGGCAGCCGATCAGCTTGGAGTCGATGTGAACGCCACCCCGGCAGAGGAAGCCTTCGCCGAGGAGGGCATTCAGGAGATTTATCACGGCGGAGAGGGTGAGGAAGCCCCGGTTGACGAGGAGGTCAAGGAAGGTGCGGGCGAGGCGTGGTCCACAGACCGCGACGAGTCCGGTCAGCCAAGGAAGCCCGAGCAGGTGGATGTTCCCCGCATCGCGAACAGCGGCCCAGGAGCGAGTGGTTTCGTGACGGATCGCAACAGTGAGGGCAAGCCTGAGTTGCCGAAAAAGGTGAAAATCCCGCAGTCTGAGGGCGGCGAAGCCCAGACGTCTATCAAGGACGCTTCGCGCCGCAAGCGCGGCGACGAGCAGATTTACGACGCGTCTGGCACCAAGCCGGAGCCTGCCGAGAAGTTCGTCAAGGAAATCCCCCAGTCCCAAGGAGACACCCAAGTCAGCGCTGGCAAGCAGGGAAGAACTCGTCCGCTGGCGCAGATCGTCCCGCCCGGCACCCCCACGGCCCCCGAAGCCGGGGAGTTCGTGAAGAACATCCCGCAGTCGCAAGGCGAATCCGAGCTAAACAAGACATCGTCAAAAAAGGTTACCCCTGCCCGCAGGTTCGCTGCTCGCGGGAATCTTTAAGACCGCCGACCTTGGGAAGGCTCTGTACGAAGGGGAAGTTGTAACCGTACTGGAACAAGTAGGCAGACTCTCTAGAATACTCCACGAAGGCGGAGACATAGATGTTGATCCGACTTGGGTTCCGAATGTCAAACTAAAGCCTTACGGCAAGGTCCAATTACCCAAGGCAATCGGTAAGCCGATGGCACCGCCAACTCAGGGCATGATGGACATGGAAGCTTATGTGGAGAGTGTTGGTTGCCGCATCACGGTTGAGGTGATGGATGCGCAGATGGATCAAACGATAGCGCAGTACGAAGCTGATGTCAAACGCCCCATCACGCCTGCGGAAGAGAAATACGTCATCCCTATCACAAAAAGGTTTCCGTTCCCTGAATGGCGCGTTACATTCCCAGCCCCAGACCCGTCGGTGAATGTGCAGATAAATTACCCCCACGATACGCGCGGAGGGGAGTGGCGTATTAACAAGCCCGAATTTGCGCGGTATCTTTTCTCTCGGGGGTTTACTCTGGGGATAAACAAGCCGAAGGCAGTTCCCCAGACCCAGGCTGCACCTGCGGCGGGTTAATAATCTCGCAGCACACTTCCATCGCTTCGGACTTTTGGTACGAACTCTTGAATCCCAGCCGTGTCCTGAGAGGCTTGAAGCCGTCCAACCACGTCGCCCCTTCGTTTTCGCATACAATCGACTGCCCCATCCGCGATTTCACCCAAGCGGCCAACTCAACGAAGTCCACGGCAGCGGTCCTGTAGAGTGACCCCGCTTTGTTCGCGTAGGGCGGGTCAATGAACCATGTGGCTTTTTGGTTCTCAAGAGCACGGTAGTCGCCCTGTACCAATCTCCAATGGCGAATCCTCGGTAGGAAATAGCCCATCTTGGCGCGGAGCCGGGGAAAGAACTTTTGGCCGCGTTTCGTGATCACGTCCCAGGTGGACTTTCCTCCCATCGTGCCCTGATTGGCCTCGGCGCGGAGAAGCCGGATCAGGCCGGGATCGGCACTCGGATCGACGGTCTCGGAGATTCTCGCGCCAGCGACCAGCTTCGTCAAGTCTACGGTGACGTCGAAAATGTCCAGCGCTTCCGGCCGCAGCAGGAAACGCCAAATGGAGCAGGTGATATCGTCTAAGTCGTTGATAATAATATCTCTTTCCCGATAGTACAGCGAGTAGGATGCCCCTCCCGCAAAGGCCTCGATAATCAGATCGTGCTTCGGGGTAGGGTAGCAACGGACGAGTTTGGACTTGCCCCCATAGTAGGAGAACAAAGACCTCCATCGACATTCACCGCTTTTTATTAACGGGGAAAATTGCTGTTTTTGATCGGCCATTAAAGCTTAATACCGTAACTAACCAAAGCCTATGAATTGCACGGAAAGGCGGATTTTATGTTTGAAAACAAAGCACTTAAAACTAGACGAATTCGGTCTCACGGCTGTATACTACGGATGGAGGGGAAACCAAAATGGAAACAGAAGTCAATGGTCGAGTCCATGAAGTCTGCGGTTCTTGCAGGTCGGTCGTTGGACATGGATGCCCCGATTCTGACCCCTGTGGTTGCGAAGATCGCCCAGAGGAGAACACGATGACAGCAAAGATTGAGAGCCGCCAGCGCAGCCGAGTCAACGCCGACCTGTTCACCCTTTGCGGCACCTACCACGATTTTCTGCCAATCACTCAGATTGATGCTATCCTGAAACAGTACGGCTTCGACGAGATGGAGCCGGGAATCTACTGCGGTCGTGATGGGCGCGTCAACGAGCGCGTCGCCGAGCGCAGCTATCTGTCCCTGTCGTGGCACAAGCTGGAAGTCACCGGGCGCTACGAAGTTGTAGCATATGTGAGCTAGCGCCCTCTATGAGGGAACTTAAAGGAGCCGCATGAAAAGATTCCTGATAACTTTTGCCCTAGCCCTGCTGATCGCTTCCTGCGCTGGAATCGGTGACGCTGTCGCGCAGACCGTTCCAACCCCACCCGCGCAGCAAGGCTCCACCACTCCGACTTCCCCTGCGCAACAAGGTCCCATCCTCTACCGCCCCCGCCACGAAACCACGATGGGCGGACTTCTCGCGGCGAGAGAAAAGCTGATCCAGCGGTATGTGTACGCCGGAACCGCTCGGGGCGTGGCAATTTGCGGCTACGTGAACGCACTCAACGGTGACGACGTTTCTTACCTTACCATTTACGTTTACTCCGACTCGGAGGACACCTTCATTCCAGACTTTACCGCATTCGCCACGCCGATAACCCCCGAAGGGTACCTTGGCATCAACGGCATCAATGTGGCGATTCAGCCCGTCCCAAGATCGACGCAAAGACCGAGCGCCCCGCCGTGCGTCGAAACAAATGGCCGCTCATGCCTTCGCGCCGAATTGGGCGGGAAATATGGACACTGAGACCTGCCCTTCGCACATGCTGACCTGCCTCAAGTGCGGAGCCGTTTGCAGCGAGAAAAAGGACAGGAAGCGCTTCCTGCGTCGCCATCCTGTGAAATGCCAGGCGTTTGAAAAGTTCCATCGCGGCTTGGCTGCCGAGACCAAAAGCGTGGATTACGACGAGCAGCAGGAAAGGCTTAGTTTTGAAGACCAGGCTTGAGATCGCGAAGAAGGACGGCGGCTTCGCCGTGCAGGACGAGAAGGGCACGGTCTACGGGCCGCAAGTCAAGACCCGCAAGGAAGCCGAGGAGCTTCTCAAAGACTGGACAGCCTACTATACTGAGTAAATGCCTTCATACCGCAGCATCTTCATAAGCGACTTGCATCTTGGCGGAGCCTGCAACTACTCGGCGCTGCTCAATTTCTTGCGGGATAATGACGCCACGGTCTGGTACATCGTCGGTGACTTCCTGGGCATGTGGGAAGTCCGGCGCAGCCGCCATTGGCCCCCAGAGGCGAACACCGTCATCCAAAAAATCCTCCGCAAGGCACGCAAGGGCCAAAAGTTCATTTTACTCCCCGGCAACCATGATCCTGAACTACGCCTCTTCGAGGGCTTTGAATTGGGCGGCATCGAGGTCGTGGATAAAGTGATCTTTGAAGCCCTCGACGGCCGGCGGTTCTTGGTGATCCACGGCGACCTCTTCGACCCCGTGATGGGGCATGCCGTTTGGCTCGCCAAGTTCGGGTCTGTTCTCTATGACTGGCTCGTGGGATTCAATGCTTCCGTGAACTGGTGCCGCAAGCTCTTCGGTATGAAGTTCTGGTCTTTCTCTGCTGCGATCAAAAAGACTGTCAAGGGGGCTGTGGCTTATGTAGGGGACTTCGAAGCGTCTCTTCTCGAACTTGCTCGACAGGAAGGCGCAAACGGGGTCATATGCGGGCATATTCATACGCCTGCGCTAAGAGATGTAAAAGACGGCGACAGTTATTTCAACTGCGGGGATTGGGTCGAGTCCCTGACTGCTATCGTCGAGCACTCCGACACGGGTCGTTTTGAGCTAGTCCACTATGACAACCATTAGCCATCATCGCGAGTGCTTTTGTGTGGATGTCCCAATGGTAGGCGCAGAGCCAGAACTTCCTGCCTAGAACGGTGCCATCGTCGCCCATGTAATAGTCTACGGCTGGCGCATCACACTGGCGATAATCATCCAAACCTCCGACCCAGACTTGACAAGTCTCTCTCATCTGTTCGCCCGCGACACGAACATGTGGTCGAAGTCCGGGTCCGAGACGTCTATGCGGAACTCCCCCAGAATGGGGGGATCGCAACGATACAGGTGCCCAAGCTTCTGCATCTTCCTCTTGCTGTAGCCGACGCCGGACGGGTTCGCCTTGTCGATCAGCGAGTGGATGTAGGCTCCGAGCGCGTGCTCCTGCGCAATCTCCGACTCCATGAGCGCCTTCGAGGCGCGGCTCATGGCGCGGCGGATGTCGGGCCTGTGCAGATGATGTACCTCCGCAATCCGCTGGAACGAGCGCGTCTTCGCATAGAGGTCGATAACCTCCGACAGGTCGATCCTCTCAAGACTTTTCTCAAGCCCGGTCCTTTCGAGGATGTCGTGCATCCTGTCCGTCGTTGGCTCTCCCATCATGATGAAGCACGCCAGCGTCTTGACCGCCATGCGTATGCGAAAGGAGCAGACCGTCTGCGTTGACTTGTGGATGATCGCAAGGGTGTTCTGGGTCTTGCTCAACAGGTAGTACGAAAGCAAAAGCTCCTGGTCTTCCTTCTTCAGGTAGCGCAGGAACCTCAGGAACTCCGGGAAGTTCTCCGTGATAAACGTTAAAACGTCCTCCTCCGCTGTGAGGTCACCCTGAGTCTCTAACGAAATTGTTGTTGTACCTTCAAGCTGATCTTCTTCAGAAAGAAGCATGGCTCTCGCGCTAGTCACAGAGTCAAAATATGGCGTATTTTCCGAAATTTTAGTTCTCCTTTTTCCACCGCGCAGATGAACCTTTGAGACCACCACGGTGAGACATTTCTGGGTTATTAAGTTGTTGCTTACGCAAACGTGCGGCTTGTGCAGTGCGTTGTTCAGATGTCCATTGATTCTTAGCTTGTGTTGACTTTTTGAATCGGGCTTCAGGTGTCCATTGATTTTTACGTTTTTCAAGAATAGCAGTACGCCAAACGGGGTCTGCCCACTTTGCTTTTAGAGTCGCCCGTTGCCCCGCCATTTGCTCATACGTGGGGCGTTTAACTTGACCATTAGCCCAACGCTTTTTTAGGGATTGACTGAGCTTTTTTCGAATGGCAGGCGTGGCGGTAACTGGATTCCAACCGTCAATTGCGGAATTATAACCATATTCGGAGTTGGCGGATTGAAGATGATATATCCAAGCTGTTTCTCTGGCACGAAGCCAGATTAGATCGTCTACTACTTCAAGAATTTCAAACTCGAAAGCGGTGGGACCGTACTTGTTCCAAGCTCGTTGTAAGTGCTCATTTTCGTGTTTCCCAGCTTTCAGGCGTCGCAAGTGGGCACTCTTCCGCCTGCACACATCGGTTGACGACCCTACGTAGACCTTGCCGTTGACCGTGTTCGTCCACGCATAAACGCCTTGCATTTGTCAAAAACTCCAATAAGACTTAAAATTTTGTAGTATAATCGTGATAAGGACAAGTGTCAGCCCGAAGGCGTAGGGTGTCCACACACTTCTAAATACCCAATACTGCTAATTTTCGGATAAGCAAAAAAGAAGGGGCGCTGGTTAGCGCCCCTTTCCAGCATTTAACTGCGGTTAGACGGACTTGATTGCGATTGATGCGACCACCATCTCGTACCCGAGAGGGTTGATCCAGTTGGGGTTGTAGGCTCCGGCTGAGCCAGCGGGCGTGAGCGCGTACTCCACCGCGTAGTGCGCCTCGGAACCGACCAGCTTCCCGTAGGAGATCACGGTCATCGGTGCCCCATAGGGCGGCGACCCGGTCCCGGTCCCGGCGAGGACGTCTCCCCCGCTGAAGACGTTGCCGCTCTTCTGGAGGCCGACGGAGAAAAGCAGGTCGCCGTTGGCTGCGTATGTGTTGATGTAAGACCCCGCGTCGGCCGGGTTGGCTGCCGATGTGCCGATAGCGGATGAATCAACCGCCCCCGACAAAGCCGCGCCGGAGAAGCAGAAGACCTGGAAGTTCACGCCGCCGTCGAAGATCGGCTTGCCTGCCGCGAGGTCCTGCGGCGGGTCGATGCCGTTCTGATACATGGAGTTCAGGTTGACCTTGTAGCTCCCGGCGATGGCGTTCTGGCAGACCCAGATGTAGACGCTCGGGTAGTAGCCGTCGAGGTTCCACTTGCTGGACGGCCACGGCCCCGGCGCTGCCGGAGGCGTCGCGCCCACGGTGTAGTCCGAGTCCGCGAGGTTGAGGTTCGTCACGAGGGTCCATTCGTTGCCGCCCGCCTCGGTCGCGGTGCCCGTGTCCGAGGCATTGGTGTAGGTTACGGGCCAGCCGATCCAGGACGGTGGGTAGTTCGCCGTGAAGTACGTGCCCCCGGCGACCACGACTTGCAACGTGGTCCCGTTCAGGAACGACTCCTGCGTGCCGGCCAGTACGACCTGGTCGCCGACTTCCAAGGCGTTGGTCGTGACCACCTCGATGGCGTTAGCAGTGGCGGTTGCGGCGTGCGTCTCCGCTATGCTGTTGGGGTTGGTGAGCGTGAGCGCGATAGCCGTGGACGCCGTGCAGATGTACGTGCCGTTGTTCTGGCTGTTCACGAAGCCCGCTATGGTGAAGTAGTACCCCACGTAGCCGTTCGACCCACCGCCCGTGAACGTGCCCGCGTACACCCCGGTGCCCGCGGCCACGCTGGTCACAGTGTACGATGTTGACTGTAGGATGATCTCGGTGATCGGCGTCGGAAACGTCCCGCTGCTGTTGTCCGTGATGACGGGGTTGGCGTTGAAGTCGTTCAGGCCTTGCAGGTAACCGAAGTCGGGGGATTCCCCGTGCAACTGGTCGAAGGGCCAGAGGCTCTTCATGCCGATGGCGACGGCAATGAGCAGGTCGCCGGAGGGTTCCGCCGGGCTGCCCGCGAAATAAGCTGAGCCGCCGGGATTGACGGTGACGTTGTCCCCCTGCTGGTTGCACATCAGGTTCTCGATCTTCGAGGCGTACCCCGGCAGGTAGCCTTGCTTCTCGAAGCTCGCGGTGCCCGCCGCCACAACAACCACGCCGCTGCCGTTGTTGGTCGTCACGGTAGTCGCCGTGGATGCGGTGACAAGGAACGTGCCGTTGTTGCCCGCCGAGGCGAAGCCGGAGATCGTAAGCGCCTGGCCCGCGAGGGCGTTGTTCGCGTGCGCCGAGATGCTGGCGGTGCTGTAGACGGTCACGCCGATCACCGCGAACGCATTCGCCTGGTTGTATGCGCTTGCCACGCCCGTCAGGGCGAAGGAGTCGCCGCGTTGCGGGTTAAGAACGATGTTGTTAGCCATTTGATAAGCCTTTGGAGGAAGTGTCCTCTGCAAAGGACACGGGTAGCGGAAAAATCCTCAATACAGAACTCTAATTAGGGGAAAAATTAGAGGCTATGGGGCGTAAACGGCTCTTCGACCAACACTCCAAGTGGTGCAACAAATGTTCTAAGCGCCTTCCTCTCGACGCCTTCGGTGAGAATCGTCGCACCACCTCTGGCAAGCAAGACTACTGCAAGACCTGTCACAACGCCTACACCGGGTCGTTCTGGGCCAAGGTCGCAGCCTTTGAGCAGCTTCTTGAGCAGAAGTGGCGCATGACGCCGGGCGACTACCTGGAGCTTTGGCGTTCGCAGGACAAGAAGTGCCTTATTTGTGGAGCCTCCCTCACGCTATACCACCGCGACACCCACGTCCACGTCTTCGGCACCCAGAAGCGGCTCCTGTGCACTAGCTGCAACCGGGGGATGGAATGCTTCAAGGACGATCCGAGGCTTTTAGCGAAAGCTCTGAACCAGATAAACGAGGATGTTGATGGCACTGCCGATATAGAAGAAAAGAGGAATGATAATGAGGGCAGTCCCAACAGCGGAGATCAAAAGAATGATCAGTGCCCGTAGCAGCAAGCTCTTTGTTTCTTGCCCCATACGCATTGGATGCCGCGCCTAGCTGAATAGATGCCGGGACTTTTACCATCCTGCCAGCCCCGGCATCCCACGGAGGATCACGCCTCCGACGAGACCCGACAAGTATGCCGGGTTTACGGGTCGGGCAGGACTCTACTAACGACCCCAGCAGCGGGCAATCGTCCATTTTACCAGTTGAAACCGCTTTTCCAAACTATCATGTCCTTTAGGCGAGGGGTGAAAGAGCCATGCAGGTTCAAACCTTACAGATTTACAGCACCATCACGGGAAGCCCGCCGAACAACGACGGGCCGTGGATCGACATCAGCAACCTCGTCAACTTGTCCGTCCAGATTAACAGCTATGTCGCGGGCAGCACCGACATCGAGGTCTCTAACGACCCGAACGTGATGATCGACGGCGCTGGCATCGGCGCTCCTAGCGCGGCTTCCGTGCTGAGCCAGTTCTTATCTATGCCGGGAAACCTTTCAACTCAGCCTCCGAACCCAGCACTCATCACTAGCCAGCTTCCCGCCACGACCTTCTACGTCAAGACGACATTCATCACCAAATGGGGCGAGACCTCGGCTTCCGCCGAATCCTCCCTTGCGGTTACGGCAGGCAACTACCTGTATGTTGCCGCGCCCGTCCCCACTGTGGCGCAGGCCCCCTTCGTGACCGGGTACAACGTGTACGTGGGTCTGAGCAGCGGCGCAGAGGTCTTGCAGACTGCGCCCCCGTACTCGCCGCAGCGTCTCATCGACGGCATCGGCTCGGTCAACGTGCTTGGCGGCGGCACCGTCAACCTCGGCGCGAACCAGTCCACGCGCTTCGCGATCACCGGGGCGCTTCCGATATTGCAACCCGGCTTCGCGATGGTGAACGGGTTCCAGCAGACCCAGTGGGTTCCGCCCTCCGCCGACCAGTCCGGGGGCACAGGCTCCGGCATCAGCGTCAGCAACGGAGCCGGACTCAGCACTCTCACGCCGGACGAGAACATGGCGGTCGCCGTCTTTATAAGCGGGGGCAACCTGATGTGGTCGCCGTCCAACATGACCTGGAGGTATCTGAGGGTCACGCACGGCGGCGCGAACACGACGGCATGGTTAGAGGGGCAAAGGGGATAATATATGAGCAGGAAAATCTACCCGAAGACAGCGCACGGCGTGAAGGGCGAGAAGCCCGGCGAATCCATCTTCTCGAAGAACCATTTCGCGTCGATGATGGCGATCCCCCGCGACGTGCAGTTCGAGATCGACAGGTTCATGCTGCACCGCGTGGCAGGCAACGTATACGAGTGCCCTTCTACCAAAGATTTTTGGAAAGTGCAGGGCAACAAGATCGTGAAGCTCGTGGGCAACGAAGTCAACCAGGGCGAGTCCATTCAGGCGGCACCGGACGACAGGCCCGCCGCGTTCCTCGCGGGCATCCTCGACGATTTGTCGTTCGACTAAGGCTGGAGCATAACATGGCAGAGAAGAAACAGTACGATTCAATCATCGACGCTATCCTTGACGAGCGCGAGCCGGACTGGAAGGACCTCGGCATGGCAGACGCCAAGAAGTCCGGCGAGGACGTCGCGGATTGGTCGCACCAATATGTAGACACCGATTTCGAGGACGACATCGCGGAGTCCGCGTCCAAGCACACGCCGATCTGGGGGCCGAAGTCCGGCGCACACACCTACGAGGAGCGCATCGCCGAGAAGGAAGCGGCAGCACCGCGCATCAATTCAGTGACGGCCTACCGCCGCATGGACGAGTACAAGTCGGATGTCGGCGACAATCAGTCCATGATGGACGAGGTGACCGAGAGCCTGGGTTCCGCGTATTCAAACAACAACCTTGCGGAGAATAGCGCCGCGAAGAAAGAAATCTCGGACGCGCAGGTTTTCAAGTACGTCCGCGACCTGCTCAACCAGGGCAACTCCCCGGCGAAGGTCGCGCAGCAGCTTCAGAAGCTCGCCGAGATCGAGCTTTTCAACCACCAGAGCGCGACGGACTACCTCCAGCGCAATGCTGGTCTGCTGGGCATGGCCTACATCGAGCCTAACACGTATATGGACAAGAGCAGCCCGACCTACGAGCACACCGCAGGCAGGAAGTCTGGCAGCTTCAAAGTAGTCATGGAGGAAAATACCTCGAACGCGCAGCGCTTCGCGACAGAAGAAGAAGCCAAGTCAGCCGCGCATGAATTGCAGTCCCGTTGGTCGGGAATGCCTAGCGACTGGAGGGTCGAGCCTTCAAACGATCCAGTCAACTACCGCTTCGACGACGAGCAGTACCGTTCGGTGTCAATCGAGAAGTTCGGCTCCAGCAACGATTGCGTGCAGCAGAAGAAGGCGTGGGATCACGCAGGTATCAAGCCGCAAGCCCATTCCGTGAAGCAGGTTTCGGCTTGCAACGGCTGCACCTATTTCAACAAGGACGCACGCAGCAAGACGTGCAACCTGTACCATCTCCCGGTCGTGGCGAACGCTGAAGAGCTTTCGCAGATCGTGAACCATTTGACGCCCGGCGTGCCCAACAACAGGAAGCACGCGGCTCTTGTAGTCCTCGCGAACGGTGACGACAAGCGGGTGCAGAACCCGAAGGTTGCCGAGCAGACCAACGTGGTCAAAGCGGCGGATGCCAAGGTGAGCAATCAGTCGAAGCGTGCAAGCTCTATGTTCTCGGACAACCGTGAGACGAGCAAGCACTTCTCCTCCGAACACGTGGCGAAGATGCACGGCAAGGGCGCATCCCTTGAGCAAATTTATAATTGGGCCGAGGAGAAGTTCGGCAGCGTAGACGTGAGTCTCGCGTTCCGGGGCTTCGTCCAGAGCCTCAGGAAGAACGCGTCCGGCAGGATCGAGGTCGCGAGCAGGGACCTGTCGTTCCTGAACAGCATCGGAATCCGCAACACCGCCTTCGAAGGCAAGGAAAAGTGCGCAAGCTGCGAGTACCACAAGCGTGCGTTCCTGCCTGAGGCGTGGGCCGAGCTGACTCCTTCCCCAACGAACGCCCACGAGGGCGTCAAGCCGTGCGTCGCTTGCAACGCGGACCCAAGCGACTTCACTTACGACGAGCACGGCGAGGTGTTCTGCACCTCGTGCGGCGAAACCCAGCCTATAAGTCAGCAGGAGTTGCTGGCGTACCAGCAGAAGGCAGGCTCGAAGGCTGGCCTGAAGGCCGGGCGTGTCGCGGCGAAGTTCGCAGAATCGTCCTCCCACGTCGCGGCGAGCAAGCAGCCCGACCGCGAGGCCGAGATCATCGTCACGGCCGCGAACGTCCGCACGCTGCACCAAGCCGGACACAGCGTCGCGAGGATTTACAAGGGCGCTGCGAGCAAGGTCGGATCGGTCGAGGCACGCAGGGCGGTCGCGGGCTTCGTCGAGGACATGAAGAAGCGCCCCGGCAAGATCGCCGTGTCCGAGCAGGACCGCGCGTTCCTCGTCGGGAAGCTCGGCTTCAGGCCCGAGCAGGTGAGGATGCTCGACCCGCAGCGCCGCCCCGTCACACAGGTCGTGGCGAGCGTGCCGGACGACCAACACTTGCTTTCGTATCCCGGAATGGGGAAGCACGCGGGTGAGAAGAAGGCGACCGACGGCCACGCGCTCCTGAATGAGTTCGACCTCGCCGGGAGCCACGACATGGAGGACATCGACACGTCAGGGCCGAAGAGGGACGACGTGGAGATGAACGACCACTTCAAGGTGGACTTGGGGGAGTAACACATGGGTTGGCCGGAAGCATTCGCCATCGTCGGTGTCGCAGCCGCCTTCGCCCTCATGATGTGGGCTGCATTCAAGTACGGAGATTAGCATGGAAGAGTACAAGCTAAACATCGACGAGGCGGGCAACGTCAGCAGCCAGAGGGAGGAGTCCGAGCAGATGCGCGACTCCAAACTCGGCCAAATCCGCACGCTGATTCAGGACGAGACCACGCCCCCGGCGAAGATCAAGAGGCTCATTGCGGAAGAGATCGCTTCGATAAGCATGTTGATGATTCAATATGGGAACGACGTCAGCATCATCGAGGGCATGAAGGTCAAGGTCTTCGAGACGCAGGTCAAGGCGCTCCGTGAACTTGGCAAGGAAATCATGGAGGCTGACACGCTCAGCCACAAAGATTTCCTCAACATTTCGGGCAAGAAGTTCAGGTATGCCATTGGGCAATACACCGAGGGTGCGAAAGAGGCAATGCGGATGGTGAAGCTCGACGACACGACCATCAACAGTATCCTAAACCATTGGCGTGATATTATGGCTGAACGTGAATCTGAAATCTGTCGTGAAATTGACAAGTTTGACAAGAAGTAAGGAAAACTATGGGGAACTTGATAGATTTAACTGGAAAAAGATTTGAACGGTTAGTAGTTCTTGAACGAAGAGAGAACTCCAAGACTGGACAATCCCGCTGGTTGTGCCGTTGCGACTGTGGAACAGAACTCATTGTCCAAGGTTCTAACCTTCGATATAACACCACGCGTAGTTGTGGCTGTTTGCGCCGGGATGTCATGGCGGGTATCGGACGAAACAACCTTTCAGCCAACACCAATATAAACACGCTGCGAAATATCTACAAGCGTAACGCTGTCAAACACGGCGTGACTTGGGAGTTGACTGACGAACAGTTTGAGGGTCTAGTTACATCGCCTTGTTACTACCACGGCGAAGCGCCATCGCGAGCGTTTCCCAAAAGCAATCGCTCTGGGGTTTTGGTCTATAACGGAATTGATCGGCTGGAGAACTCTTTGGGGTATGTTACAGGAAATGTGGTCCCAGCGTGTTGGGATTGCAATCGAATGAAAGGCGGAATGTCAGTTTCAGACTTCCGAGAACATACCACCAAGATTTACTACAACTTTAACAAGACTTTTGTAGCAACGGGGAGTCGATAAAATGTCGAGAAGCTCGACTCCAAGAAGTAAAGGGGAAATAGCGATGGCAAAGGAACTCATCAAGAAGACGGCTGGGGTCAGCGGCAACAGCGTGGCTGGCAAGTCGTTCCAGATTTTCACGGTCAGCGAGGAACTGCTTCAGAAGGTCGTCGAAGCCGTCCAGGCTGGCGAGAAGGAAGCCCGCTCTTCCGGCAACGTCCAAAGCTTCGAGGTCTTCTGCCACGGTTTCCGCCAGAACATCTCCCTCGGTCGCATCATGGTCGTCCCCGCCAAGGTGTGCTCCGACAGGAAGAGCTTCCCCACGGCGCTGCTTCACGGCGCTCTCATCCGCATCTTCGGCTGGGGCGGCGAGGAGATCGCCGACCTGGTCGAGAAGAAGATCGGTGACTCCGAGTTCGACGAGTACAGCCAGGCCGACTTCGACTCCCTCAAGGAGTCCATCTTCCGCGACGTCCGCACGGGCGAGGAGGCCTCCCTCGTGGTGTTCGCCCCGAACTGGATGAACAGCCGCGAGTACATCTGCTTCCACTTTACCAAGGACGCGGAGGAACTCAAGAACGACCTGCGCCATCAGGTTTTCTCGGCGTACTACAACCCGTCCGTGTCCAGCGCTTTCAACGCGCTGATGACCAACGTGGACACGACTAAGGTGGACGTCACTGACGTCACGCCGAAGCTGTCTTACCCGTTCCTGACCGAGAACCCGCTGAAGCAGTTCCCGCAGCTTGAGAAGCAGGCAGGCTGGAAGAAGGAGACGATTCTCCTCAACCGCAAGACGGCGGACGCGGTCACCAAGCAGACGCTCGACCCGCAGGAACTCGACGTGTTCGACTCCCTGAACCAGGCACTTGAGAACTCCATGCTGCCCGAGGCGGACGGCGCTCAGGGCGAGGGCGGGTTCACGGCACCGGAAGCGCACCCCGGCGTGCCCCGCGAGGCTGCGTCTAAGCAGGCTGCTGAAGGCGGCGAACTTCCGTTCGTCGAAGTCTTGACATCTATGGGATGGAGCGACCAGGGCAACCCTGGCGAGTGGATGAAAGACGATCCGCGCCTTTTCGTCATGACCTACCCTGACGGGTATCGCGTCTACTTAGACGGCAACGAACTCGCAGAGGGCGACAACCCCGAAGAGCTACACCGGATCATTGAGCAAGCTGCCGAAGTTGGCATCGACTCTCTCAAACCACCGCAGAGATATGCAAGTAAGGAAGCCTGCGCCCCGCACGAGACCCCGTTCACGAACGTCGGGCCGGGCACCGAGGCCCACGCCGAGCAGGAGGCGAGCGCCCCGGCGATGAAGGAAAGCGTCCAAGAGGACGAAGGTAAGGAAGACGAAGAGTCGGGATCGCCAATCGGCATCGCCATCGACGAGCAGGGAGTGCCGCGCCGCAAGGAAGAGGAAACCAAGACCGCAGCCGCGAAATGCGATACTTGTGGTCACTCTAAGGAAGATCACCACAGCGACAGGGGCTACGGGGCATGCTGGCACGGTTCAGGCAAGGGGAACCGCTGCGGATGTAAGAAGTACAAGGCAGCCAAAACTGCTGCCGAAGCTCACAACCCGAGCAACCGTAAGCACGACTCTGCGCATCCCGAGACTCAGCGCGTAGACCCGACCCGCCTGTCCAGCGCCGTCAGCGCCGCATACAACGGCGGGTTCGTTGATAAGCACAATATGCCGCCGCAGAAGGTGAAGGACTACCTCAGCGACAAGATGGGCAATAACAATGAGTATGCCCCTCATGCGGCAGCCGACCACGCAAAGCAGATCGAAGCCGGAGCATACGGCGACGACCCACTCAACCGCAGGTCAAATGAGAAGTGGGGAAGCGCCGAGGTTCCGGTGTTCAAGCGCTCCAACAAGGAAGTGATGGCGAGCTATATCGCCGACGTCGTCGCAGCCGAAATCGACGAACCGAGCGAGGCCATATCGACGAAAGGCAAGCAGGCTCGCGCCAAGAAGGAATCCCTGCTCGACAGGTTCCGCCCGAAAACGGCGGTCGAGCTTGACATCGACTCCATCTGGGACGCGATCACCGAGGATATGGGTCCGGCTCCGCTCGTTGATGTTGATACCGACCCGAGCAACCCCGCCCCGTCCAATACGGAAGGTGAGAGCCAGAGCACGCCCGGCGACGCCAAGGAAGAGCCGCGCAGCGGCGCACGCCCGAACAAGCGTGACGTGGAAGACCTGCCGAAGGCGTTCCGCAGCCCCGAGCCGGAGGAC